ATCGATTATAACGATGCAAATCAGAAACAAGCTCAGATGATTGAGACTAAAGCTCAAGACCATGAACATAAATCTGGAGGTAAGAAGTAATGGCAAAAAAAGCAACAAAGAAAGCAAAGGCTCCTGCGGAGTCTAAGAAAAAGGCAGCACCAAAGCCTAAAGTAGTAAAGGAAGTAAAACCTGTTATTGAGATGGCAGTGGTGCTTAGATTTAATCCGAAAGACGGAGAAAGATATAAGATGGAAATACCAGTTTCTGAAATCTTATATGAACAAAACGGCGATGCTGGATTAAAGGATATAATAGTATAAGGAGAAACAATGGTTAAAGATACAGAATTAAAAGGAGAACATTTTCACGGTAATAACCCTGATATGATGTTGGATTTTCCAAAACCAACAAAAGCAGAAATAGATGAGATGAGCTTTCATAAGCCTATCACATCTTACACAAATGCTGAGAAAGAGATGTCTGAAGCAGCAAAGGCTAAACCCATCTATATGGATGGAAGCGATGTTATGCCTACGCCTAACGCAGACTTTATAGCTGATAAGAAAAATTATCTACCGGGTTCGGAGAAGAACTCAGATTGAGGAGAAACAATGGCAATAAGTAATAAACAAGTAGCAAAAACAAATAAAAAAGAAAACATTGATAAGACTCTTACAATGAGAAAGAGTGGCTCTGGAGAAAAGGTTTTCAGTCACGTAGGTGGCAAAACCCATGCTCTAGAACATCATGCTATTTCTAAAGAAACAGCTCTAAAACAAATTAGAGATGTAACTGAAACTGAAATAGCTGACAGGAAAAGTCACGGACATCACATAGGAAAGAGACAACACTCAAACAACAAGTACAGAGATTAATGGCAACTAAAAAGAAAACAAAGAAGGATTGGATTGGTGGGGCAGTTAAACGCCCCGGTGCTTTTACAGCTAAAGCAAAGAAGGCAGGAATGTCTGTTCAAGCTTATGCTAATAAAGTTCTAAAGAAAGGCGCTAAAGCCTCAGCCCAAACAAAACGTCAAGCGCGCCTTGCAAAGACGTTTAAGAAAATGGCTCCCAAGAAAAAGAAAACTTCTAAAAAGAAGAAGTAAACGTGACAATATCCAAATCAGAATTACTGACTCACATATCAGGTGAGATTACAACAGCCAATACTAATTTAACAAATATAATGGCTAGTGGTAATATTGATGATGATTCAGTCACAACTGTCTCATATTGTTATAAAATTAAAGTTTTAACTGATACTAAAGAATGGATAAGCTCAAACCTTTAGTAAGCTTTATATACTCCGATGTTCTAATTATTAAAGGGGACCTCGCTAGGGCCAAGGCTCCGGTGAATGCTTTCGCAAGTGTCCAAGAGGTCAACCCACTATATATGGAGATATCAACATATGAATGAAACAAGTAACAACACAGCCGATAACGGTAATATGACCGCAGGGGATAATAATACCACTGAGGGAAATCTAACCGCAATATTGGATACTGTAGAAGAATCTGGAATGTTAGACGCACTAATGGACAATCCATTATTAGCAGCTTTAGCTGCACTGGTATTAGCTCTAGGCGCGTATGCTGCCTATACTATACCAGCAGTAAAAGAGTTAGTTTTTAAATACTTAAAAAATAACGAAGCAGAACTAATGGATATATTAGATAAAAATCTAACTAAAGTACAGATGAAAGCTTTCGAGAAGCTGGATGAAACAGCTCAGAAGCACGTAAAAGACTCTTTAGTTCGAAATGTATTGGTCACAGCTTGGGATGAGAAAGATGATGAATTAGCCGCACTGGTTAAGTCTAAAGTCAAATCAGCCTTAGATGAAGGCAAAAATCTTTGAACGTAGAAGAGTACGAAACGCGAATACGCCAGAGAGTCGGAGAAAGTGAATATGCTAGGCATGAAGAGCTTGTCCGTCTTCTGGCACGCAATCTTGCTCTCGAAGACGTGTTGTGGGAAGAAATTACTTTACATATTCGGGATGTACACCGCAGAACAGAGCTCTTGCGCCAAAGAAATTCAATCGTTCGTGACATACATACTGAATTCAGAGCGTTGAATATAGAAGTCCCTTCGCTTACTGAACAAAGAACTGAAGACTTCGCTAGTTTTTTAGGAGAGTTAACAGATGAAACAGGAAATGAGAAATCTAACAAAAAGTCTGACGGGCAAGAGCGCGTATGATTCAAGAGCTTTAGAGAAGGTATTCGAACAAGTTAGACAAGATAAAGATAAAATGTTAAAATTAGTCCGCGCATTTACTGCGGCCTATTTAGTTGACCAAAAACAACAACCTTTAAAATTAAGACCATTACAAGAAGAAATAATAGTAGAGACATTAACTTTAAGAAGTGATGGTAAACAAAAGAAAGTTGCTATACTTGCTCCACGTGGTAGTGGAAAGTCATATGCTCTATCAGTCGCTGTAGTGATTTATATGTTCTTCCGTAGATTTAGAGACTTAATCTTTGTTTTAGCTCCATCAGAAGACCAAGCGGCACTTATATTTAATTATGTGTACCGACATATGGCAGATAACCCAGTTTTGGATAGCATTGTAGAGAACTACAGGTTTCATAATAAACCAAGCATTACTATGAAAGGAGGGACCGTAATGAGGCGTGCTCCATTAGCGCCCAGTAATCAGGGGCAGGCCATTCGTGGGCAGCACCCTACATTCTGTATTGTCGACGAAAGTCCACTGATAGACGACAAATTGTTCGTAGATAACGTAGAACCAGCGATAGTTTCAAATAGGGCCCCGTTCATAAATTTAGGTACACCAAAGTCAAAAGATAACCACATGTGGCGATATCTTTACGATGATAACTATGCAGATACTTTTACAAGAATGCATTTTACTTGGCGTGATGCAGTGAAAAAGGGAGATGCTTATTCAGCTCCTTATACTGAAGAAGAAATGTTAGATAAGATGGTAGAGTGGGGGGAAGATTCTATCTACTGGAGGACGGAATATGAATGTGAGTTTGTAGAGAGTGTAGCGAATGTATTCAATCCAGAAAAAATAAAAGCGTGTTGTGACGATTATGAGATACTTACTACCGAAAACTTGGTCGAAGGAGGAAAAAGCAATTTACCTATCACTGTTGGTGTTGACATTGGCAAGTCAGTTAATTCTACTGTTATCACTGGTTGGCAGTTGGAAAAGGGAGAAGACAATAATATTGCAAGGCTTGTCTACATTGAAGAAATTAATGCTCGAACTGGTGGACACGACATTCCATATCAACGTACACGTATCATGGACGTTGCAAAATCTCTTGGTGCTAGTCGCGTCGTTATTGATGCTACGGGTATTGGTGGTGCAATTGAACAAGATATTAGGTTGGCGTGTATAAATGCTTCTATACATTTTGTACCGTTTGTTTTTACAGGTGGTCCCAAAGGAACTAAGACTCAAGCGTACCGCGACTATCAATCTTTTATTCAACAAAATAGGGTTAGAGTCCCTAATCCAGACAATCTGGACCAAAATGCAGCAAAGTTAGTTCATAAATGGATAAGAGAACACATAGATTTAGAATATACAATGGATGTTGCTAATAAAACTGAAAAGATTGCAGCACCTACTGGAAAACATGATGATTATTGTGATAGTAGTGTGATAGGAATTCATGCAACTTTATCGATGTTACCTTCTGGAGGAACGTTCGGAGGAACAAATGCTAGTGCAAGTAGACCACGCAGACCTCAAACCCATGGAAGAAGGCAAGGATATAGCGGAACTGGTTTATTTACTACTAGAAGAGGTCCAAAATCTTTTAAAAAGCCCGGTTTGAATGTATAATCGACACAAGCTTTATATACTATATAACGTTAATATTAAATAGCCATGTCGTTCGTAGACAATATTAGGCGGCGTTTTGCTTCAGTTGGAAGTAATCCACCCGTAAAAGAGGATGACCCGCGCTCATTTGGAGAAGGTGTCATAAGAAGAATTAGATTGGAATCTAAAAATGGGGTTAAATTTAAAAAGTATGAAGACCACATCGGTAGTCCACGTACTTATATGAATGTTTATTTATCAGACCCTTTAGTTAGAAGTTTGATAGACCTCCCATGTTTTTATGCAGTTAAGGACCAATACGATATTGTAACAGACGACGATGATTTACGTGAAGAAGTAGAAGAAATGTTCAGAGATATTAATATCGAGAACACAATGTACAACTGGTTACGTAACGCTCGTATTTTTGGAACATCTTATTTAGAATG